TTGTCTCTGATTTTTCAAAAAATAAAGAGGTGAAAAATTCTACACGCAAAGCATTGGATACCTTTATTAACAAGGTCAATGATGCCTTTATAGGGTGCGATTTTATGGCACACCATTCGAACAATAAGATAAAATACTGTTTTCTGAAAGTCCTCTATGTCCCGGCAGATATATAGTGAAATACTTGTTTAAGTATTGACCGAATGTTTCAGCTTTAGAATTCTTCATATTCTTTCACCTCCGGAAACACATCGGGAATATGTAACTGAATACTATCTATGATTTTAGAAAGCCGTTCCTCCGTTAACCGAATATAACGTTCTGTGGTCTTAATATCTGTATGACCAAGGTACGCTGATAATACAGGTAAAGATACATACATATCATTACCCTCATCACAAAGACGATTCATTGTTGTTACTGCAAATGTATGCCGAAAATCATGAAGGCGGGGACCACGTAAATTTCCTTCGTACGGTATACCACTTTCTTGTAAGGTCAAACGAAATCGACCATACACGCTACCCGATGTTAAAGGTATGTTTTGCCGATAATAAAAAATTGGATGATTATCATTTATGTCACCATCAAGTCCCATTATGTATTTCTTTAACACTTTCGCTAAAATAACCCTATCAAATAAAAGATAGGAGTGATTACATGAGTAATTATCAAAAAAAATTAAGGGTTTATGAACCACCCAGTTGTTTTAAAGCTGAATTCGAGTCATTTATCGAATCATTAAAACCACGAAGTTTAAAAGAGTCCACCATACACAAATATCGTATGGATAGTTGTGCTATGTTAACTGCCTTTTTTGAACAAGGGGTAAGTAATTGGGATGACATAACCCTTGATACAGTTGTAAATGCCTTTAAAAAAAGTACTAACAAGCCAAGTTTTAGGGCAATAACAAAATTGTTTTTCGCGCATTTGATAAAACTCGGATTGGTGAAAACGAATTTTGGAGACATTTTGCCTATTGTCCGAAGAACAAAAAAAGTTCCTTCTGTGTTTTCTAAAGATGAAACTAATTTGTTGTTAAATGCTATTGACAGAAAAACTATTTTAGGTAGAAGAGATTATGCTGTAATATTGCTTGCTTTAAGAATGGGGTTGCGTAATTCTGATATAAGGAATCTTCGTTTTGAGAATATTGATTTTAATAACTCTTTTATTGATTTTACGCAAAGCAAAACATCTGTACATCATAGGTTATCTATGCCAACTGATGTAATCTACGCTCTGAAAGATTACATATATAATGCACGAGCTGCGTCTGAAGCTCCGTATGTTTTTTTAGATAGTAACAATTCGCTTCTGCCACTAAGCCAGGGTTGTGTTACAAGTATTGTTGCAAGAAACTTTAAAAATGCAGGCATTGAAAGTAATGGACGTCATTTAGGCCCTCATGCTCTTAGAAGCACTTTTGCAAGTGAATTACTTTCAGAAAATGTACCATATGATGTCGTTCGTGTGATTTTAGGACATACAGATCCTGAAAGTACACGTTTTTATACAAAAATGTCTATTGAGGATTTACGTACATGTGCACTTGAAGCACCACCACCAAGCGGATTATTCGCAGATTACTTAAAGGGGGTGCGTAAATAATGTACTCTACATCATCCTTTAAAAGTGTACTTGCTCATGAAATGAAACAATATTTAGAGTTTGTTAACAATGCTGACAAAGTTATAGAAAGCTATTATTACACATTCAGAAGATTTGATGAATTCTTGGTAAAGCAAAATTATCAAGAAAGAATGCTATCTGCAGAAATTCAATATGCTTGGATTAATACACTTGAAACCAGCTCTCGCAGTAGAGCTGGTGAAGCAGGAAGATTACGCCAATTTGCACGTTATCTTAATGCCTTGGGAATACCAGCTTTTGAAATTGAAAGTATACGTGTTTCATCTGATTATGTCGCACACAATTTTACCAAAGAGGAAATCGATAAAATTATTGAGGCTGCAGACAATTTAGTGGCATATATGAATGTTTATCCAGTAAAACAGTTTTTTCCTTTAATACTTCGAATACTCATATGCTGTGGCATGAGAATCACTGAAGTATTAGAAATGAGATGGAAGGATATTAATCTCAATACCGGAGTAATTACAGTTATCAATGCTAAAAACAAAAAACAGCGTTTTGTACCGATGCATCAATCATTGACAAACATATTAAAAGAATATCAAAAACAAATACGTCGATTTGATATAAATAGTTTTGTGTTTGAAAATCCTCTTGATTTTGACAAGCCGTATGAATATCGTGTTTTCAGTTACTGGTTTAATAAAGTATTACAGAAAGCAGATATAACTAAATTAAGACATACAGCTCGTTCTGAAGGAATATGTGTCCATGCGTTAAGACATTACTTTGCATTTGAATCTTTCAAAAAATCAGAAAAGGAGGGACGCAGTTTTTATGATACTGCTCCATTCTTATCAACGTATTTGGGACATTCAAATTTTATTGCTACAAATACATACATCACAGATGATTATCTAATGTACACTGTATCGCATGAACGTATGAATGATGGTATCGGTAGCCTTTTTCCGGAGGTGAGTTTTAAATGAAAAAACATCAAAACGAGCTTTTGTCATTACTGGAAGAATATTTTGTCAACTATTTACCAAATATTAAAGGTGTAAGCCACAATACAATAAAATCATATCAATATGCATTTCAGCTATTGTTTAAATATTTAGAAACAGAAAAGAATATTTATCTTGATAAAATATCTTTTCAAACATTATCAACAGATATAATTGCTGATTTTTTGCTCCATTTGGAACAAGAACGTAATTGTAGCATACAAACAAGAAACCTCAGACGGTCTGCTATAGTATCATTTGCAAAATTTGCTTCGAAAAAGTCCTTTGTTAATTCACTTTCTTTTTATACAGCAATGATGAATTTACCTGTCAAAAGACAACCAAAACAGCTTGTGATCAAGTATTTTACAAAAGATGAAGTTTCTATCTTATTAAAAATACCGGATACAAAAACAATGATTGGACAACGGGACATCACTCTATTGAGTTTGTTATATGCTTCAGGAGCAAGAGCACAGGAAATTTGCGATATTACACTCGATGATATCTCATTTAATAATCCTACTACAATCCGCTTGCATGGCAAAGGTAACAAATCAAGACTTGTAGTTATACCTAACAATTGCACAGCTATTTTAAGAGAATACATAAAAAGCAGGAATTTTGATTGTACTTCAGATAAAAGTAAATCAATGCATCTATTTTCAAGTCAAACAAACGAACACATGAGTATTTCCTGTGTCGAAGGAGTTGTAAAAAAATATGTAAGCAAAGCCAAAGAAATATATCCGCATATGTTTACGCAAAAAAGTTATTCGCCTCATAGTTTTAGACACTCAATAGCTGTTCATATGTTAGAAGCCGGAGATTCCCTTTTGGCAATCAAAGCCTTTCTTGGTCATTCAAATTTGACTACAACAGCTGTATATGCTCAAGTAACACCTGAACTTGCAAACAAGTATCTTGATAATCGTGGCAAGCCTTTACCTGAAGTAGGCAAACTAAAAAAAATACAGCCTATGGAAATGCGGCTACCATTTTTGTATCACAGATGAATGTTAAAAACCTAATTATTATCCGAGAAATTTATCGAAAATTTCTCGGATTTTTATATACTTGACAATATTAGAAAGGATAATTTTACATATGGGATATAAGAACTTATCCTATATGTGGGATAAGTTTCGTTTAGCCATTAGCCGTCACCGCCTGTCAACGCCTTATATTTTTCGTATTCGTCCTCCATAAAGATTTCATAACAACCTTTATAAAAGAGCTTTTCTGTAACAGGAAGGTTTATAATCTTATCAGGGGGTATTCCCCTGTTAAGGAAGTGACAGAGCATGGCAAGCTCTCCGTCACCTCTTATGAGTTTTTTATCTCATTTACCACCTTGACACCGTCAACATATCCTGCAAGCTTAAGGCACTCAACGGCAATCTGCGGGATTTCTCCCGTATCAAAAACCTTGTCAACAATCTCCATAGGGTCAACGCAGCCAAATTCATTCTGCAGTTCTTTTGATTTAAGACAAGGCTCTGTTACACAGGAATAAACCATGTACGCATCACCATTGTCCATTTCCTGTGCATCACGGGCAAGTGCCGCCGTCGGACTTTCAATGGTGATTGTTCCGTCAAGGGATTTTATGTAGAGCGTTGCAGTTTTAGGCTGTCTCTTGCTTTCAAGCATCTGTTCCTTTCTACGGATAAGCTCCTGGAGAGTTATTTTTGTATTTGTATTCATAATAATTACCTCACTTTCACTAAATCAGGGAAATAGTAGTCGGTGAAACCACCGCTGTATTCCTCATCTATCATTTTTGCATTTTCAAATTTCTGCAATGTCAGCTCATTAAACCAGGCGTTCTCAATTACAAGACGTTCACTTCCGTATGCATCAGGGTCATCGACCTTTGAAATAATCTGAATACGGACATCCTGACCTCTCTTGATTTTCTCCGACAAAAGCTCTGCGCCACGGGAGAACACTTTCTTGACCTTCATGCTCCACTCCCCCGTAAGACCTGTCATTTTCGAGTCCTTTGCCATTTGCATAACAAAGTCCACATCCTCACGCTCGATTTTCACTTTTGCTTCATAAGAATCAGTTTCATAAACAGGCTCACCGTCAATATATACCATGCCCCATTTACCGTTCATAACTCTTGGTGCTGTTGGTTTTACAGCCATAAAATTTCACCCCCTTACTCAATATAAATCTTGAAGTTCAAATCCTCGATTGCATCCTGGATTTGAATGTTTGCTTTAACAAATACATTTGTGCCTGTGTTTGCAGTCTTAATTTTCTCTTCCTCCCAATCAGATACATCCTTTGTCTGACTCAAATATTCACGGGTAGCATCAATATCAATTTCCGCCCTGTTATCAAACTTATCATAAAGGACACCACGGCTTGAAAGGTCTTTAAAATACTTGTTTACTGCGGCAATGAACACAACCTTGTTATCATAGGAGTTTTCAACCTTACCCACAAACTTATCTTCAAATGTATTTCTTATATCGTCACGGATCATATCTACTGCCTCAACAATCTTGATTTTTGCAAAATCGGGACCTTTGATTTCTGTAAATGTTGTAAGGGAATTAACCCCTCTTGCAATTTTGATTTTTGTACCATCGTTTATGAGGATGAGCTTACCGTTGTCAACATCTGCGTCAGGAGTTTCGCTTTCGGTTATGCTATCAACCTCTGTTAAAGCGTAATATGTAGCACTGCGGTTGAGCGGAAGTCCTGCAAGGATACCTGCGATTCTCGGACAAAATTCTGCAGAGGTATATGTCTTTGTATCAACCTTAATATCATCAGTTGCAAAGTTAATAATTCCCTCATTGTTGGCAGTACAGTTTGGAAGAACTGCTTTAAATGTTTTGTGATATTGTGAACGCATTTCCTTGATATATGTAACTACGGTGTTGATTTCCTCCTCCGTAATCTGCGGAACCGTCAAATAGTACCACTGCTTATTTTTCAGCTTTTCAAGTGCTGTGCTTATATCCCCGTCAGTACGGATTCTCTCAACGATAACCTTTGACGGATTGCCCATAAAAATATGCTGTAAAAATGTAAGGTTTGCTGCTGTGTAATGGCTTTTAACAATATCCTTTTCCTGTGTGTAGGTATATGTTTCTGTGTTGTTACTGTTATCTTTCAGAATAACAGCAACTATCCCTCGCTCGCTTCTGGCAATGATAGTTTCAGCAAGGGTTTTAAATTCAATAAGTATTTTCGGAAGTCCCATGACCGCCTTTCACCACGCTTTCGTCTAAATTATTCATTTTTGGAATTTTTGTATCCTCAACCTCTGTTTCCTGCAGGAACTCAAGTTCAAAGTATACAAGCAGAGCTGACTTGTCCGTATCAAAGCTTATTTCATTTACCGACAGATATCTGTCATCCACTTTAATCGGAGTGTAAAGAAAAATCTTCTTGAAATTTTCTGCTGTCTCAATGAGCTCCTCTTTAGTTTCTATTGCCGGGAAGTAGGATATTTCCACACTGTCTGTTATATGTTCTGTAAACTGACTTTCAATGGTGACATTTACGGGCATAACCTCAATGAAGCAAGCCGGCTTTGAAAAACCTTCTTTAACTTCCGAGGCAATGACCGTGTAACCATTCTTTTTAAGAAGATTTGCAACAGCGGTTTGTATGTCTTTAATCTCAATCATAATTCAACCTCTTTTAAAAGGTCGGCAAGGAGCTTCTCTGCCGACTTATCAAATGTACTTTCAATTTCGCTTATAGCTGAAGCTACCATCTTTTTACCTTCAACCCGACCGCCGGACTTAACGCCGCGAACGGCTCTTTGCAGTGTATTGAGTTTTCTGCCGTTTTTACTGCCTTTACCACCTGTGACAATCTCATGTCCGTCTTCAACAACGTGAGCATATCGGGAAGCAGACTGCATACGGGCGACTCGCACTTTGCCATAAACCTTTGGCTTTTTTGTTCTCCATGTAGATTTGAGTTTCTTGGTTTTACCAACCGGGGTTTTGCTCTTGGTTCTTGTGGCAGCTATGCGAGCCATTGCCATAAGCATTGCGTCTGTCTTGTTGGGGTACTTTTTTTCAATACGATTAAAAGCTTTCTGTAAATCTTCAAAACCGAAAGTGTTGTCCTTACTCGCCATTATAGACCTCTGTATCAAGACTTTGTGCTGCGGTTCTGTTTATTTCGGCAGCCACAATTTGAAGCTCCTCACGTCTGCCGTTTATGTCAAGAACCGACACAATTTCAAATTCACGGCTATCATAAAGAATACGCATATCCTGTGTGATTTTCGGAAAGAACCGTGTTGAAATCTTGTATGTAGTTTCAGCACGGAGCTTTTGGCTCTCCTCATATTCTCTTCCGCTCATTGGAACAACAAGCCCGGCTACGGAGAAGTTCTTAAGTGCCAGTTTATGTGCATAAGTCTTTCCGTTAGCATATTTTAAAAGTGCATTTCCGTCATTGTCATAAGACAAATACACCTTGTCAGCCTCCACTTGTGAAGAAAGCGGAAGATAAGGTTTGAATGGCTTATATCTGGTCATTGTTTCACCCATAGAGTTTGCCTCAAAATCTGTGGGACGAAGGAATATTATTCTGTGTCTTAATATAGAAAAGTTCATCAAAACACCTCATTTCTGTAATCATCCAAAAGACGGTACACCGCTTTAGGAAGCGGAGCACCGTCTCTGTGTTCAAAGTAATGGGATATTATAAGGAGCTGTGCAAGGCGTATACTTTCAATGGATTCAGTAGGAAGAGGTTGGCGGAGGTAATTTTCACAAGTTTCCTTCGCTATATTACGGAGAGCGGTAATGTATCTGTCCTCCTCGTCAGTATCAAGTCTTAAAAATTGCTTTACATTCTCAATCGTCAGCATCAGTCTTTGCACCCGCCTTCTTTTTTGCGGTTGTTGTCTTTATTTCTTCGGCGAGTTTGGCTTGAGTGAGGTCTTTCCCAATTGCCTCTGAAACATCAACCATGTCGCCTTTTTTATATGAAAACTTAAGTCCGCTACAGCCTTTAAGAATTTTTATCTTCATAAGGCATCACCTCACGCAGTTTTCATTTTGAGAACCTTGACAGCTTCCGGAAGGATAAGCTTTCCGTCAAGTCTCTTTGTTGCAAGGAAACCTACCTGACCGCTGTCTGCATATCTCTCATTGAGTCTCTTGAAGGTGATACCTTTACGGTCACCAATCCAGTAGTATTTAAGGTCACCAAAGAGGATAGGCTTCTGTCCGGCTTTAAGCTCTGGCATAAACGGTGATGTATAAATTTTCTTACCGAGAAGTGTTTCATGGTCACCATCATGAAGAGCAGGCTGCCACAAGAACTGTCCGTTTTCATCCTTGAGCTTTCTGATTGCCGCAACTGTAGCATCGTTGAGAACCCAGATAGCGTTTTTACGGTAAGGAGCCTTTAAACTGTAGAAAAGGTCTACAATATCATCTGCCGTGATTGCAGTAGCTGATGCGGTTGTAACTCCAACTTCAGCACCGCCTTCATCAGCGAGAACACCGAGAGGTTTCTTAACGCCGTTACCTGTGAAGAAGGCTTCCTCTTCTTTGTCACCGATTCTTCTTGTGAATTCAGTAGAGAAATATGACTCAAGGTCAAAAGCAGAATCGTTTAAAAGTTCTTCTGAAACCTTAATGATTGTACCAACCTTGTGTGCATCAATCTGCTGCTGACCGAATGTATCATCACCGTCAGGGATAATACCCTCTTCTTCAACCCAGGAAGCTGTACCTTTTTCAGTTACGATAGGGATTTTACGGCTTCCGCTCTCGGTTGTTATTACGGTTGAGTGCTGACGGATAATGGTTTCTTCGTTAAGAGACTGAACAAGAGTTCTCTCAAACTCGTCAGGTACAAGATAACCACCCTCACTGTCAACACCCTCCTGAAGGGCATTTCTGACTTCATAGGAAACAGTTCCGTTTTTAGCTCTTGTCTGGTTCCAGAAAGCCTTCTTGTATTCGTCCGAGGCACAGCCTGTTTTCTTGTTGTCATTTGATGTACCGGGTTTTTCTGTAATGGGGTTTGATGTGGGCTTTGAAAGCTTTGCATCCATATCCTCAAGTCTCTCCATTCTGCCGATTGCTTCATCGTACTTTTTGATATCCTTTTCCATCTCATCATAGGTAGCAGCATCTTCTGCAGAAAGGATTCCGTCAACAGCGTGGGATTCTATAAAGGCCTTTGCATTTTCAAACGCCTTTGCTCTTTTACTACGCAATTCCATAATAGTCATAAAATATTACCTCCTAAAAATTATCTTTTTAATAAATTAAGTCGTTCCATAAGCTCATCTGCGGAACGACCGTTTTTGTTTGTTGTTTTTTCAGGCTTGTAGTGCTTTGAGATTTTCGTTATTAAAGCATTATCTGTTTTCTTTCTTGAAAACATCATAGCCCCTGCCGACTGTTTCGGAGAAGAAGGAGCAGGCTTTTTGTTTTCATCTTCATCGGTTTCATCTTCGTCAGGGTCAGCGTTTTCTTCGTCCGGCGAAGGAGGGGATTGCTCCTCGTTTTCCTCGTCCTCTTCGGGTTTGTTTTCCTCTATGCCGAGTTCAAGCTCTTCCTCGTCATCTTCATCATCCTTTTCATCAGCATTTCTGAAAAGAATGTCGTCTGCAAAACCAAGCTCTACAGCTTTATACGCATTCATCCATGTTTCAGAGTCCATAAGATGAGATATCTTCGCTCTTGACATTCCGGTTCGGAGCTGATATGCATTTATAATGGATTCTTTAACTTCGTCAAGCATTTCGATTGCCTTTTGCATTTCTCCTGCATCACCAAAGGCGAATGTTGCAGGGTTATGAATCATAAGCATTGAAACAGGTGACATTAAAACTGTACTGCCTGCCATAGCGATTACTGATGCTGCTGATGCCGCAATACCGTCAATTTTAATAGTTACATTGCCGTTGTAGGTTTTCAGCATATTATAAATCTGTGCTGCAGCTACGCAGTCACCACCGGGAGAATTTATCCAAACAGTAACATCACCTTCTCCGGCATTTAATTCATCCTGAAATATTTTAGGTGTGACATCATCGTCAAACCAACTGTCTTCAGCGATGGTGCCGTTTAGGTGAAGTGTTCTCGTTTGGGTTTCCCCGTTGTTTGTCCAATTCCAGAACTTCTTCATTTTCTTCGGTTTCCTCCTTATTTGTTTTTACAAAAGTTTTATGTTCAGCTGAACATAAAGCTTTTTATGTAGAGTAAGTTATTATGTTGAGATGATATAATCATTTTGTCTCAAACATATAAACTATCTATATTTTTTAATAATTTCTTGATTTTACTTAACATAATTCTTATACTGCTGTTCAGGAGGTGATTGCTTTGAATAGCAATATAGAATTTTCAGTACTCATAAAAATGGCAAGAGACCATATGGAAGAAAATAATTATTCTTACACATCGGTATCTTGCTATATGAGAACTTGGCGCAGTGTGTATAACTATGCCCTAAGCAAAGGGCTTACTCACTACAGTGCCGAATTAGCAGAGCAATATATGCTCGAAAAATACCATATATCAATAGGCGAAAACGAAGTGCTTCATAACACGTTAACTCCGTATATGGTTCAAAAAATCCGTGCCTTGCGAGCTTTAACTGACTTCACCCTTTACGGTTATGTGCCAAAATTGACAAGAGGTGAGCAGTTGCGATGGCCAGCAGAATATGAGAGCATGTGTACAGACTACCTTATGCACTATAAATCCTGTGGTTATGATTCCACCACATGTCGCAAACGGGAACTTAATATATATCATTTTGTGTGCTTTTTACATACACGAAATGTGTCTCCCAGTAAAATTGAAGCTGAGCACATTTATGACTACTTCAAAACATTATGTCATTATTCAAAAGCTACATTGGTAAATATCCGTCTCTCGTTAATACATTGTTTGAGATATTTTTATGATAACGATGTAACTACCATGGATTTTTCAAAGTATGTTCCACGTATTCACTATTACGCCAAAGCAAAAATTGATAAGGTGTGGAGTGAAGATGAGATTGTTCATATGCTAAATTCCATAGATCGTGCAAATCCAACCGGAAAGAGGGATTATGCTATTATGTCAATTGCTGCAAATCTTGGTCTTAGAGCCGGAGATATTGTTTCCTTGAAGATTGAAAATTTTAATTGGGATCAATCAACAATTAATCTTGTTCAGAAAAAAACAGGAGAACCCGTTTGTCTACCAATCCTTGAACATATTGGAAAAGCTGTGATTGATTACTGGATGAATGGGAGACCTCAAACATGCACACAAGAATTGTTTGTATCACATACTCTTCCGTATCGAAAATTATCCGTTTCTATGCTTTATCATATTTTTAACAAATATTATGCTCATAGTGGTATTAAAGCTCCGGATACGCGTCAGCACGGACTTCATTCGTTCCGGCATAGCCTTGCAAGCAGGTTACTTGAGAAAGATACGCCTGTGTCAGTTATTAGCAATATACTTGGACATGTGAACCAGAATTCTGCCAAATCATATTTGCGAATAGACATTGAGAAGCTTCGCTTATGTTCGTTGGAGGTGCCTGATTATGAATGATATCAAACAATTAAAACCAATACTCATATCGGAGTTAGAAACGTATTATTGTGATTTTATTGAATTCAAGCACTCTACTGGTCTAAAATATACAGGCGAAGTTCGAGCACTTAATTATTTTGCTCGATATTGCCGAGAACATTATACTACCAATATTCATCTTCCAGAAAACGCCATATATGATTGGATTAATGAAGATGATAACAGAAGTATTAAGACAAAATCAAACTATTGCGGCATAATGACATCTTGGGCAAAATATATGTTTTCACTCGGATATATTCAGATGAGAATTCCCGAAGTGCGTTGCCCTCGTAATACGGCATTTGTACCTCATATTTTCACTACAACCGAAATAGAAGCCATATGGAATACAGTAGACCACATTGCCTATGTCAAAAGATATCCTAATCTTCATAGATGCATACCGGTTTTATTTAGACTTTTATATAGCTGCGGATTGCGTATTTCTGAAGCTCTATCTATTACTAAAAGTGATATAGATTTTGAAAGAGACATTATTACTTTACGTAAAACAAAGAACGATAAGGAACGGTGTATTCCAATGTGTAGTTCTATATCATTACATTGCTATATCCACAATAATTATCCGAGAAGTTAATATTGGATATTTAGGAATTATCATGATTTTAATATTTTACGGAGGATAATTTTACATATGGGATATCGAAACATTGGTGCAACGCTTTCTATCAAAGACGGTAACTTTACTACCGGAATTAAAAATGCCATTTCAGGCCTTAAAAACCTCAAAAACCACACAACAAATGCCACAGGTAATCTTAAAAAGATGACCACCCAAAGCAAGTCCACAGGCGACTCTCTTGCAGGACTTGCGAAAAAGGTCACAGGTGTGGTTGCGGCTTATGCCGGATTCAGCCAGGCTAAAGCCTTCGTTACAGACTGTGTTACCGGGGTTATGGAGCTTGAAAGAGCGAATGCGCGACTTGGTACGCTGATGATGAATGTGCAGGGAACTACCCAGGCACAGGTTGATGAAATTATAAAGTACGGTGATGCACTGGAGCTTGTGACCACCATTGAAGGTGATGCCACAGTTGCAGGGGCTTCACAGCTTGCAACCTTTCAGCTGCAATCCTCCACCATAAAATCTCTGCTCCCGTCATTACAGAACCTTGCAGTTGGTACATACGGGGTTAATGTCTCCCAGGAACAGATGATACAGACAGGAAACCTTGTGGGTAAAGTTATGCAAGGTCAGATTGGTGCTCTTTCCCGTGTGGGTGTTTCATTTACAGCTGCACAAGGTGACATTCTTAAAACCGGAACAGAAGCTGAAAAGACTGCTACCTTAATCGAAGTGCTGAACCAGAACTTTGGCGGACTTGCTGAAAACATGGCAAACACCCCGGAAGGAAAAATTGTTCAGCTTAAAAACGCATGGGGTTCTGTTAAAGATATTGTTGGTTATGCGGTGCTTCCGGCAGTCACAAGTGTTGTTACATTTATGGCATCAAAAATCCCGCAGGCACAGCAATTTATGACTAACGCTGTTAATGCAATTAAAGTTCCTCTTGTGTGGATTAAGGACAATGTCTTGCCGCCGCTCACTACTGCATTTCAAGCGGTATGGACTTACGGTGTTTCAGCCTTTACAAATATTAAAAATGCAGTTCAGGCAAATTCCGGAGCATTTAGCGGTATCCTTACAATCCTTGGCGGATTAAAGGATGCCCTTTTTTCTGCCTTTGAATTCTGTAAACCTGCCTTAAATTGGGTGAAGGATGTGGGACTGCCTTTGATTGTAAATGCACTTGCAGGTGTTGTTTCGGGTGCAACGGCAGTATTTAATTTCTTTGTTAATAATTGGGGCTTAATTGCACCGATTATCGCAGGTATTGCAGGGGCAATTTTAGTATATAAAGGGGCTATTCTTGCAATTAATGTAGTGCAAAATGCTTGGGCAATCTGTCAGGGAATCTGTACTGTTGCACAGTGGGCATTAAATGTTGCAATGACAGCTAACCCAATCGGAATCATTATCGTAGCCATCGGTGCCCTTATTGCTATCGGTGTTGCTATGTGGATGAATTGGGACTCAATCTGCGCATGGTGTAAAAACGCATTTAAGGCAGTCGGTGATTTCTTTGTAAATATCGGTACATCCATTGCTTCATTCTTCACGGGGCTTTGGGAAGGCATTAAAAACACCGTAATGTCTGTATGGGACGGAATCACAGGATTCTTAAGCGGTGCATGGAACGCAATTTCATCAGCCTGTACTTCCGTATTTACAGGTATTGGAAATGCAATCTCAAGTGTGTGGGATGGTATTGTTGGTGCAGTAAAAGGTGCTATTAATGGTATCATTTCGGGTATCAACGCTATGATTCGTGGAGCTGTGTCGGGAATCAATGCTCTGATTAAAGGCATCAACAAGGTAACGGGTGCTGTTGGTATACCGGCAATTCCAACCTTCACAGCTCCGCAGATACCGATGCTTGCTAAAGGTGGCGTAATCCGAACCGACGGTACAGTTATTGTAGGTGAAAAAGGCCCTGAAATGCTGACACTTCCAAAGGGAGCTCAAGTTACTCCGCTTGCGAATAAAACGGCACCAAAACACGAGAATCATTTCTATATCAATATCTATGCAGACGGTAAATCCGTTGACGATATTGTAGATGAGCTTGTACCGAAGCTGAAGCTTGCACTATTGAATTTATAAGGAGGATATATGGATATATATTTAAGCGTAAACAACAGAGAACAGGTGCTCCGCTTACCTGTTCTCCCTCCTGAATTCACAGTTTCAAAACCTCAATCAAACGAGACCTTTGAAACTGTAACACAGGGACAATTAAAACTCATCGGAAGACCTGCGCTTAAGAGCATATCCTGGAGCAGCTTCTTCCCAATTCGTGATTACCCGTTTCTTCGTGACAGAAGTGACACAGCTTTCGGTTACCTATATACCATAGATACATGGGTAAAGCAGAAACTCCCCATACGTCTCATAATAACCGATACGCCAATCAACATGGCGTGCTGTATAGACGATTTCTCATACACCATACGAAAAGACGGAGATATGAACTACAGCATTACACTTGGCGAAGTGCCTCTTTTGTAGGGGGGTGGTCGGATGAGTGAAAACTTTCAGATATTTGCGGATAACATAGATATAACCTCATACAGCGGAAATATATCTTGGCAGAACACAATTGATGAGCTCGCCACATCACTTTCATTTGAGGTGGCAAAGACTGATACAAAATATTTAAACTTCTATGCTCCCCAGGAGGGGAGCATTGTTAGTATATATACAAACAATGAAATTTTCCGTGGGATTGTTATAACAGTTGATGACGGCTCTGAAATTGTGAATAAATATACAGTTTGTGACTTTGGATGGTATTTAAATAAATCCTCTGAAACTTACCAGTTTAATAAGATGACCGCAAAGAAAGCCATTACAAAAATATGTGAGGATTATGGGATTCCAATCGATACAATTCCGGAACTTAACATAGAAATCACACAGCTTTATCTTGATAAGGTTCTGTCGGATATTATCAAGGATATCCTAAAGCTCTGCGGAGGCGGATATAACCTTGATGTGACTCCCAAAGGGGTGAGAATATACAGGCTCGGCGATATATATGCAGAGCCTAAATTCAGAATAACTCCCAATACCAGGCTTGTTTCTTCTGCATACCTTCGTGGGAATGTTTCTCATTCCACAAGTATTGAAGATATGAAGAACAGCATCAAGGTTGTCAGCGAGAAGGACAGTGTATACTCTTTATTGGCTAGTAGGAAAGATGATGTGAGCATTTCTGAATTTGGGCTTTTGCAAAAGGTTATAAAAATTGACCCTGAAAAGGAAAATCCAAATACTGTTGCAGAAACACAGCTATCAGAGCTTAACCGTAAAACAGAGAAGTTTTCCTGTGAGGTCATAGAGGGAATATCAAGCTATACAAGAGCTGGGGTGGTTATTTCGATTGATGATATAAACTACCTTGTTGAAGGCAGCGGTCACAGTATAAAAAACGGTATTCATTATGTGAAACTTGATTTAAGGCGGTGGTAATAATGAACGGTATAACAGAGCTTGCAAAACTATTCAAAGAACGAAACAACGAGACCGGCTATTCTCCTATGTTTGGCACAATCATTGAGCTTCCGCATACAAAAATTCGAATAAACGAAAAGGTAATACTAAATGACAGCCATATTGTTTGCCTGTTTAATCTTAAAGAACAGAATTACCATGGCGACTATATAAACATTGGAAAAGAGGTAGTTCTTTTACCTTTTTCCAATAATCAAAAATTTATAGCAATTGGGATGGTGAGATAATGTTTCCAAATTCAGAATTTTTATCAATACCCCAAAACAAAGCCGAAGCTTCCGGCGGTACAAAAACATATCTCTTTGATTTTGATAAGGGAGACTTTGTAGTCCGGGACGGAAAGCTCATAGAGTGTGACGGAGTTGAAGCTATAAAGGTATGGGTTGAGAAAATCATCCGAACCGAAAAACAACGCTATTCCATATATGACGGCACAGAATATGGCTGTCATTTAGAGGATTTAATTATAGGAAACAATTATACAGCTGAATTTATAGAAACTGAACTTAAGCGTGAAATTGAAGAGGCTCTGCTCCGAAATCCTCAAATAACAAGCATCAGCAATTTTCAGCTTTTAAGAGATAAAAGCTCAATCACAGTTACATTGGAGGTGTGTATAGGTGAAACAGGAGCAAATTCTATCACGGTTACTGTCCGGGATTAGTGATGAGTTCGACAAAACTGTCGGCTCATTTTTTTATGATATAGATAAGCCTGTCTCGGATGAAATTGCACAAATATCAAACCGAACTGAACAAATACTTAAAAACGGCTTTGCTCTCACAGCCACAGGTATCTACCTTGATACAAAGGTTGCAGAGCAGGGAATCGTAAGAAAAACCGCCACAAATTCCGTAGTAAATGTTACAGTGGTTGGTACACCGGAAAGTATAATATCAAGCGGAGATAAGGTTGCATCGGACACTCTCATTTTTACTATAACCGAAGCAGCAATCCTTGATGAAACAGGAACTGTGACTGTTTCTGCAAAGTGCGATACGCCCGGCAGAATAGGGAATGTTCCTGTCGGTGCAATAAATCGTTTTCCTGTCACTCTTCCGGGACTGGTTTCGGTTACAAACGAAACTCCTGCCGAGGACGGCTTTGACGAAGAAACCGATGATGAGCTTCGCAAACGGTACTTTGAAAAGGTGTCGCTTCCGGCAACCTCCGGCAGTAAATATCATTACATAATGTGGGCAAAGGAAATAAGCGGTGTGGGTGATGCAAAATGCCTGCCACTCTGGAACGGGAATGGTACGGTTAAAGTTATCATAATCAATGCCGACAAGGGTACTGCAAGTGATGAACTTATCAATGAGGTTGCAGAGCATATTGAAGAACAAAGACCCATCGGAGCAGAGGTTACGGTTGAGAGTGCAACTCCGCTTGTAATTGATATTTCAGTATCTCTTGTCCTTGCAAACGGGGTTGATATGGAAACTGCAAGAAAAAAGATAACAGACAGCATAACAAAATATCTGCAAAAGAATGCGTTTTCCGGCGCGTATGTATCCTACGCACAAATCGGCGGTTGTATCTTAAGCTGTGATGAAGTTAATGATTACAGCGACCTTTTGCTTAACGGCGGCAATGATAATATACAAATCGGTGAAACCGAAGTTCCGACTTTGGGGGTGATTACTCTTGCTTAAAAAACTACCCTCATATTACAGAAAATCCAAAGTTATGCAAGAGCTGTTTGAGAGCATAGAATCAGAATTTCAAAGGCTGAAGGATAAAGTTACTCTTACCGAAAATCAATTCTTTGTAATTCTGGCAGATGAAAATATCGCTTTACACGAACAGGACGTCGGGCTTGCAGTTGACACTAACGCTGACCTTGATACAAGACGAGGCAGGGTATTGTCAAAGCTTCGTGGAACGGGGACAGTTACTAAAACAATGATGAAAAATGTAGCTGCATCCTTTGTTAACGGTGATATAGAAATAATCGAATATCCGTCCCAATACTGCTTTAGTGTGAAATTTACCTCAAGAACGGGAGTTCCGTATAACATAGCAGATATTCAGGCTATGATTGAAGAAATTAAACCTGCGCATCTTGCAGTCGAGTATATTTTTACATACAGACTTTGGGAGGAAGTTCTCGCAACACAAAGCACTTGGGAAACAACAAACAACTACACATGGGAAAATTTATTATGCTTTGAAATTCAATATAACATAAACATAACAGATAACGGTGTTTTCTATTGTCCTGATGAGGAAGGAAATGCTTATGTTATTTGGGAAGACAATAAGGCATACGCGAGGAGGAAAACATAATGACAAATTTACATCCTAACGATATAGGACTTGCCACATTTGAGGATGTGGGAGATGTTACAAAACTCCGCACTGAAGCAAAAAGAATTGTTGATGCAATTAACGAGTTGGCAGGCGCTAATAAAGACTCTGACAGCATTATCGGTAAGCAATGGTATGTGGACGGGAATGATAATATAATAATCGGGACTAACAATCTTGTGTATGGAAACAACAATCTGATTATCGGTTCAGATAATATGGTTGTTGCTGATAACTTAAGCGTGGTTGCCAGCAATCAGAGTATATACACCCCTCCCGATTTATATGTTGACTCTTATGATGGAGCTACCGGTAAGCTGTATTTTTTCATTCCGCCGGAAGAAGGTTATGTTTTTTCTGCAAATGTGGGGGATAAGATTTTGCTGTCATTTATGCAGTCGTGGACAAATGAGGATTATAGTGACTGGTATTCGATAGTGTTACCCCATCAAATGGCAGAAATTTTGGAAATTAATATAGAAGAAAGCTATATGAAAATTACTAATTTGGACCTCTCATCATCGCCAAATCCCGATTATCCGATTCTTGAATACCAATACTTTGCAAGTGCCATATTCTTATGTGAAAACTGTAAAGATACCACCCTTGGAAATAATATAATTTTTGGAGGACAACCTATCGGTAAAAACAGCTTTGCCGTTAGTAACGGTAAAGCTAATGGAGAATATTCCTTTGCAGCAAATGAATCGAATGCACAGGGTAACCATTCTGCAGCATTTTGTTCATCAACGGGCTTAGGTGAATTTTCGTTTTCAGCCAATAGCGGAAAAGCCCATGGAATGCATTCTGCATCATTTAACAGTGCGGAAACTTATGCACCGTATTCAACGGGTATTGGATACAATTCAAAAATTTACGAAAGACCTTTAAAATGTATATCTCTTGATGAAACAAAATATGAGCTTACGGTAGATGCCGAAGAGAATTTGAGCGGTTTAACGGGTAAGGAGATAATCTTCAGAGCATACAACAAAGGAAACATCTTCACATTTCATAAAGGTACGATTGCATCCATAACAGGTAATGTGATAAAACTTGAAAACATATCTCTTGGTGCAGGGGATTATGCTTATAAACTATTTCCTGAACCCTTTGCGTTCGTCCCTGAAAACAGTGTGTTAAAGTCAAGCGCCAACTTTTCAGGCGGACATTACAGTATCGCAAGTGCAAGATATACATTTTCTCATGGCAATCAAGTTATGTCTGCTGCCGACGGTGCCACAATCTTTGGTAAATACGGAAATCTGTATGAGGCATTTGCATTTGCCTTGGCAAACGGTAACTCTCTGAAAGAACCGGGTCTTGCCTTTAAGGTTTTGTCTGACGGAAGTGTCCATGCAGATGCAGAATACACAACCCCCTGCGCCGACTATGCTGAGTTCTTTGAATGGGAGGACGGAAATCCTGATGGCGAAGACAGAGCCGGGTATTTTGTTAAACTTAAAGGCGAAAAGATTGTAAAATGCGATGAGTTTGATATACCACTTGGCATTGTTTCTGCGACACCTGCAATTATTGGTGACAGCGGTGAACTCCATTGGAAGGACAAATATGTGACCGACGACTTTGGAAGAATACAGTATCACGACGTTCTTGTTCCGGCAGAATATGATGAGGAAAATAACCTCATATCCGAAGAGCATATGGAAAGGCAACCTATCATCAATCCTGAATGGGATAACACTAAGGAATATATTCCGAGAAAGGACAGAACGGAGTGGTCACCGGTTGGTGTTCTCGGAAAGTTAATCGTTTATGATGACGGGACACTGCAAAGCGGAGATATCTGCAGACCGGGAAACAACGGGATTGCTGTAAAATCCATAAAAAACGGGTATCCTGTTCTTAAAAGAGTATCCAAGGACAAGGTACTTGTTTGGTTCAAGGAGTGATAAATTATGCCAAAGGAAACAACCAACTATTCGTTTAAAAAACCCCTTTATTCGGACAATGCAGATATTGCTGTGCTTAATGAAAACTTTGATGAAATTGATAAGATATTAACCCCATCCGTAAACGCAAGTTCAGAGCCGGACGACACTTCAAAAGGAAAGCTTGAGATTGTCATAGGCTGGCTTGCAAACAGAATAAAAGCAATAACAGGGAAGGCCTCCTGGCAATCCACCCCTTCTGTCAGTCTTGAGGATTGTGCCGAGCATATAAACAACGGCACTCATGCAAATGCAACCACTTCTTCAAGCGGATTTATGAGCTTTGTGGACAAGACAAAGCTTGACAATGCAACAAATGAAAACAATGCAAGTTCTATTATGATGCGAGACCCTGCCGGTCGTGCAAAAGTTCAAAGTCCTTCCGAAGCTCATGATATTGCAAACAAAGATTATGTTGATTCAAACTTTGTAAG